ATTATTTTTGTAATAAGTAATACCTCTAAAAATAGAAGATAAATCATTTATTAATTTTAAAGCTTCTGTTTCGTTATCTATATATATATTTCCAGTAAATCTAGGCTCTAAAGCTTCTCTATAATTTTTTACCTTGGGAGAACACTGACCACTCAAGTTCGTAAGATCTAAATCAGAAGGGAATACTCTATCATTCAAATAAGAATCAATGAAACTATTTTGATCATTCTGATTGTTGGTATTTTTCTTCAAAGAAGCAAATTTCAGCAGAATCCATTCTTTCGCTCCGTCTTCAGTATTTAATTTTGCAGCACTAATATTCTTCTTTAAATCTATTTTAGTTTCCGCTTTAAAAGTCTCACTCGGATCAACTGTTATTTGTTTTAAGTCTAAAGCAGCCTTTAAATCTTCGGCAAAAGAATTAAAAAAAGCACTGTTTTTTTCGAAGAATTTCCTAGGCCCGAAATCATTCATTAATGTTATCATATAATGCGTAGCTGAACTCTCTTCTTCATTATCTATTCCAGTTATTGAGTCACCATCAAAATAAACAAGATCTACAGACCAAATAATTTTCCTAAAATTCTCAGCAACAGACCCATTTTGATTTTTTAAATTCAATAGGCTAATTACGCTGTTTTGATATCCACCATTATTGCCCAAAAGCGCAATATTTGCATAATCAGTACTTTCGTCATAAACAGGAGGGTATTGAGTTTTAAAATCAGCAATACTTCTAGTGTCTTTTTCTATTAATATCGTATTAGGATAATTCGCAAGCGGATTTATTGTAAAATTATCAAAATCATATTTTAATGGAGTTTTTACTTCAACTAATTCATCACAATATTTAGCTATTTGAAATAAATCCCATTTATTTAAATCACTGTCTATAATATTTGACCTACCCATGCCATATCTAGCATTAGTGCAAATATCATAAAAAATCCAAGCAGGGTTATCCGTCCATCTTAAAAAAGAATCAAATTTACCTGTCCAGATATCACTAAATCTATTGTTATTACCATCGTAAGAACTGCCTCTGTATGTCTTGCTTTCCGAATCATAGATATCTGGAACTTTAACTTTAAGAAGTTTTAAATCGAAAGACCTTGCCGGATCTGTAGAAAAACTTTTAGAAGCAACCCCTGTTTTTACTAGAGCAGAAAAAGGATGGCAGAATCCCCCTCTTGTTCTAATTTGCTCAACGATTGAATTTATAGAAAAACTTTTATCTTCAGTGGCGTCATCCGAAGCTACTCTTTTTGTACAAGAATAAACTTTCACATAATAAGAATTAGCATTAACTGTATCTAAATCTAAATTGAACGGAATTTCTACTAAAGTCTGAGATCCTTTAACTATACCCTTAACAAGAAAATAACACAACAGCCTTTCATTCGATGTATCTTTAGATATCTCTACAGCAAAAGCCATTTGTGCCGGTAAAATAGTACCAGTGTCTTTTTCAACCTTAAATAAACTATCTATAGATAGATTAATTTTAAGATAATCGCAATATTTATTAACTATCTTGTGAGTAAACTCACCAGCAGAAAGTCGAGTTTTATCTAGATTATCTACGGTGTTTGAAATTTTACCACCATTTGCCGATATTAAAGGATTAGTAACAGCAGTACTACCCGGATAATCTTTTCCATCGATAGTACCTGATGTATCAGTTTTAATAAAAAAAGAAGATTTAAAAATAGCCGCGCCACCTAATTCAGCAGGCGCGGTGACCGCCGGAGTAGAATTATTTAAATACATTCTTTTATTGTATCTAAATACTGTGGAAGGATAAACAGCTTCCATAGGAAGTTCTTCACCATAAGAAACTGCAAAATTTAAATTAGAAAAGTTAAATCTATCTAAAGAAGTATCTAAAACAGGAACATCATCATAATAAATACCTCTAGATAAAATAATATTAGAGTTATTTATAGACTGATTTGATGAGCTTATATATTTCAATAAACTTCCATTTGCATCTACTAACCCCTCGATAGGACCTTCACAAATCAAATCTGTAGCAAAAAATTGCTCTTCAGATTCTATCCTGCTCTTATTACCAGCAGCTATAGCTCCGACCATTTGACTAAACCGCTGGTCATCTAGGCTAGCAAAATTTGTATTATCAGCCATATTAAATCATTAAATAAGGGTTAATTCCTTGACTACTTTTTATACCATTAAAAGAGTTTCCATCTAATACATCTACTTGATAAGCTAAATCAGCTAAAGGCAAATAACCAAGAGCTGTAGAATTAGTATCCGCTTCTAATCTTAATGATTTTATTATAGAATCATTAGAAATAACAACACTACCCACTCTCATTCTCCCATAACCTAGCGGAACGACAACATTTCTGCTTGACACATTTCTTGTGCCAGTCAAAATAGTAGAGCTAGTTTTAACATCTTTTGGTTTTTTAGGGCTTAAAGCTTTTAATAGGATCATTGACACAACTTGAAGAATCATACCAATTACAAATATCACTAAAGGGCTTCCTCCTTGAACAATAGGAACTATTTGAACAAAATCATTCGGTTTTAAAATTTTACTAAATACACTATAAGAAGCTAAAATTTTACCATTCACAAAAACAATAAAATGAGATGCAAGCTTAGCCGCGTCTGCAAAAATCTTTGCAGAATTTCTTTTGTTAGCTTGAATAGCCTCAAAAATTTCATAAACTGAATCGACTTCCAGTTCCCATTTTTCTCCAAATTTTTTACCTAAAACTCCTTTTAAATCTACGGCGATCATATCTTTTTGAAATAAAACTCATCATTATTTACACTATATAATAGCATATCCAACTGAAAATAATACTGATTTTCTAAATCCCATTCAGAAAACCCTTTTTCTTTAACGTGATCAGGATGACTATGAAACAAAATAACGCCTTCTTCCCAGATACAATCTAAAGGATCAATCAAAAAAAAATTCTTACTTTCTGGATGCTTATTCTCTACTTTAATAAATTTATCTCTTAAAATAAATCCACAAATTTCTTCCTGAGAAGAAATAGAATCTCTTTTTAATTGCTCTTTTAATTTTTTAGGAACTTGGTAATTGGTAGTCATAATCAACTGTGCCGGGAAATCCGCCAAAAGGTAGATTAATTTGCTGAGCACTGTCAGAACTTGAAAATCTTAACGAACATCCATTTAAAGTTTTCGAACATTGATCTTCTACCCAAATATTAGTATTTTTCATTGGATCTAACCCTTTGGACCCATTCTCACTAATACAGACGAAAAATCTTGAAGGAATCTCTTCTTCTTTTTTTATAGAAGTCTTGTCAAAATCAAAATCTATGCTTGGATCAATTTTTACAAAATCCATCTGAGAATACTGAGTATTAATATCGAAGTCTCCTCTATATTTCAAACTACTTAAACCATATGTTTGATCATTAGTGTATTTTTTAGCACTACCTATATCTTTCAAAAATGATTTATCTGAAGCATCAGCCATAGGTATACCTAAATTTCCATCCTGATCAGAAAAAAAGATCTTGCTAGGAACAGAACCATTAGGAAGAGATTCTTGAGCCTGTGTTGGTAAATTTAATAAATGTCTACCATATCTAGTCGCTAAATATTTATTTATTTCGCCAATCTGTTTATCAGTTAATGCTGAATCAAAAACTATAAATTCATATAAGACAAATTCTCCTGCAGCATTATTATAATTTGTATTACTTAAATTAAAACCATAACCAGTCAACCCATTCCACCCAGAAGGTAAAGATCCAGTAACTTTTTTGATAGAATTTATAAAATAATCGATCTCATTTCCTGATTTAGTTTTGTCTACTCTGACGCAATAAGATTTTGTTTCATTAAAATTATCTGAAAACGCAGGACTCGAAGAATATACCTGTTGCGTTCCTCCAGCTGTAGCAGAAACGCTCAAATAATCAGCTTGATTAGTAGCATCGCTGGATGATTTTTTTATCTGTGTCCCTATAGTTAAATCGCTTGGATTTGTACTTTGCCCTCCAATCACTCCAAACATTTCGTCAGAAGAAATAATGTTTTTATCTATATCGTAATATTTATTTACTAATTCTGATACAAAAAATATAGTAAAGCTGTCTGCAGCATCTATATCTGTAGCTACAGCATCAAAAACTACCTCAGAAGTAGAATCTTTAACGTAATTCCCCAGAGAATCTGAATACCAACCCACATTAGGATATAATCTTATCCCCCACAAAGCTTCATTGCCATTAACTTTATCATTTAATGGTTTCCTACTCTCAGAACGATATCTCATCGCAAAATTATTTGAATTTGTAGACACTGTTTTTGCAGAACCGCTATTACGAATCGTATACGATCTATCTATCCATTCTTTCAAAAATAAACCTGCACCACTATCTTTATCATAATGAGTCCCTTTACTTATTCCAGCTGTATTTATGTCTGGAGTAGCTGTTCCTGCTATAGCTATATTTCCTTGAGCTTCAGTGTAACTCAATAGATTTGCTGTTTGTATTTCTGTCAGAGGGTTATTTAAATTATGACCATCTTCATCCAGCCACAAAAAACAATTACTACTTATGCCCTCGTCATCGCATATGTCTTTTAAAGTTTTTGGCTCAAAAGTAACAGAGCCTACTTGGGTATCATTCATTACCCTAACAATAGGACCGTCATAATTGTAAATTTTTCCATAATTACAACCACAACCTCTATATTGCCATTGACAGAAATTATTATAAATTTTTCTATTAGGAACCGTGAGACCTTCTGTATCTAAAATATTACTTAAAGTAAATTCTACTTTATCTCTATCTTCAAAATCTTTCTTATTTATGACAAAAGTATCTGAGCTTATATAAGAAGTTAAAATTTTCTGACCAAATGGATTTTTATTTTCTCCGCCAAAATTAATATTATCTAAATCTCTAGCCATCACCCTTTTTCTAGAGAGCCTCCGGCCTAATAAACTACTTCTATCTTTCATAACATTAGTTATGAAATTATTTATATTCGCTATAGTTAAAGTTGGTCTAGATTGTTTTCCTTCAGATGAATAACTCAATTGAGATAACTCACAAGGAATATACAGATATATTTGCCCATTATAAACTAAATCATTTTTATAATTTTTAGAGCCATGAAATCTTAAAAACCCTTCAAAATCATTAAGCTTAATTTCAAACAAATCTACTATCTGGTTATTTTGTAATAAAAATAAATCTGACATTTTATTTATTCTCCTTTAGTGTGAATTTTAATGAAAGGATGAGCGCTCGGAATATTAAACTGCAAAGCATTAGTAGAATTAGATATTTGAAAATCATCATCAGAAGTCTTAAAAATTAAATTTTTATACTTATGAACTAAATGCTCCATAAGAAGATTAGACCTATTATCTCTTTTTTCTTTAGTTTGTTCGTAACCATATAAATAATCCATTAAAAATATTTCTGAATCTACCACACTTCCATCATTATGACCCAAAGAAACAGCATAATCTACGAAATTCCCTTTACCTAACCCGTCTGTTTGCGCCACCATTAAATATCCATCTTGCTTGTACAAATCCGCAGCTTGCTGCAATCTATAATATGATGAATCAGCTTGCTTTCCATTAATAATCGTATTAAATTGAACTTTAGTTAAAATTTCATTTAAATTAACAGGGTATGAACTAGGATAAAATTCTTCTACCCCATAACCAAGCTCTTCCCAAGCTTTCATTATAGCTTTGCTTCTAGCATCATATTTATATTGAGGATCAATTCCTCCTTGAGTAAGGAAAATGCCGTTTAATAATTCCGAAGACGAATTAACAAATGCAACATCTTCTTGAACACTATCAGTATGCATTTGAACAAAAAACAATTTGAACTTTTTATAAGTAACATCTCCAGAGCTTTCGCTAACAATAAAATCTGTTTTCGTGTCTGGAAAACTTAAATTAGAAGCAGAATTTGTTAAATCCTCTTTAAATTGAATTGTATTAGCATCTATTCCTCCAGAAAAATTATTTACAGTTTCTCCAGCTGTTTGATGTATTTGGAAATCTATAAAAGGGGTTTGCCCCCCTCCCGATCTTGACGCCCACCTCAAAGTATTTAATGTCGAAGTTATAAAATGAGCAGAATTGACAGATGAAGAACCTTGGATATTAGCAAAATTAGTCTGATAAAGATTATAAGAATATGCTGGTGTCCTATCTATCTTTTCTACATAGCCTGAAGTAGTTTCAGTGTATGTTTTTTCAGTAGTCACTCCTTGATCTATTTCTACAGAATAAGCATATCCATAAGTAAATATTTTGTAATCTCCTTTCCCAAAATCTGTACCACTTGTTTGGGAAATCAATATTTTCAAAGAAGTATCAACCATATTAGTAGTTCCACTATATCTAACCGGATATTTACCATCAAACTCAGATACTAACTCAGGACGACTACCAATAAATTTAACCTGCGGATTATCTTTTTTATATTTATCGCTATTATAGTAAATAAACGTTTCTTTTTCGGAAGTTTGCTCTTGCCAACTTATATTTGTAGGCCAACTCGTTGGAGAACCCCATTGATCTACATACACTTTATAGCTTTGAACCCATTTTTTGACAGTAACTGTGAATTTTTTCATTTTATTATCTTGCCTATCCACGTAAGGAATAGTTAAAGTCTCATCAACATATTCACTCTTGACTGTTTTTATCTCATACGTAACATTATCTAAAAACTGTAAAACTTTTCTCGTTGGAGAAAGTACTTCTTGTGTAGTTTTTGTGGAATCTGTTGTTGCAACAGCAAAAACTAAAATACCAAAACTTGGATTCAAAACATTTCTTAACTTGAATTGTGTGCTATAAAATCTAGACCCATTAGTTATTTTTAAAAATTTTTGACCATAAGCCTCAACGACCTCTCCGCTACCAGATATAGATTGCTCTGTTATTTCATCTTGCCAACTTGTAAACGAAGATCCAACAGATAAACCGGCGAAAGAATCGCTAGAAAAATTAAACGCTAAAAAGTTCCTATCAAAATTAACATTCCAAAAATTTAAAAACACATTTGGATTTTGCTCCGTTGAAACCGGCTGAACAGATAATCCCGTTTGGCCAGCCACACCAAGAGGCTCTATTTTTAAACCTTGAGTATTAGCAGAAGATATTGTAAATCTCGATAAATTTCCAGAATAATCTTTTGTAACTATATTTTTATTCGTTACATCAACTATATTAGAAGATAATGGTTTTTTAGAATCTTTATTGTTTTTTATACTTATCGTAGAAGAAGCCAACAACAAACCATTAGAGTCGGCTTTGACAGCTCGCCCAATAGAAATTTTTTTTCCATTCAGATAAAAATCTTGATTTTGATTTCTATTTGTAGTTTTACTATTCATGTTAGTTCATTTAAAAGATTGAGAGATTCATTTTGAACGTCTTGTTCAACTAAATTTATATAATTAACATAATCTATTTGGCCTCCGTTCACATAAATCGCGCTATTTCTATCCTCCGTATCTGTATCTGTAATGACGAAACCTTGTCCTCCTCCAACCCCAGCAACAAATTCAGAATATATATCTTTAACTATATAATAGTTGAACTGCTTCAAAACTCCATTATCTGTATAGTTTAAATTATCGAAATTAAATAAAGCCCCACCATTACCCCCAACCAAAGAATTAGGCGTCACCCCTTCACCGCCATAACCGTACAAACTAACTCTATTGAATTTTAATGTCAGTTTAAAAATATTATTAGAATCAACATTAAAAGAATATTCATTTGGAGCCAATGTGTACAAAGGTGATGGATATGTAGAATTACCCACAATAGAAGCGCTCACATTATTCAGTAACGGCTCAAATATAATTTCAGCCTCATTATACCCCATAAAATTATAACCATTTCCACCATTTTCATTTTTTAACAAAAGCAAAACATCCACAGGATTATTATTTTCAGTAACTTTATATATTATTTGCAGTTTACCCGGCGTTAAAACAATTTCAGGAGGAGCAGATGTTGCTGATTCTATCTGTTCTTGAGTTAAATTTGGATTGCTACCTCTGAATACTGGGCCATAAACATAACTACTTTCTGCTGATAATGGCGACACAGCATTATTTAAAGCTTTCAATCGAGCATAATAGCTAGAACCAAAACCTAAATTTTTAGCCGTCAAGCTAAAATCAAAACCACTTAATGCTGCATATTTTCCAAAATCTGGCAATATGTCTGAACTATTACTTTCAACAGGAAGAAATATTTCATCAACCAATGAAGAAAAAGAACTATCAGATGCTAAATCCAATTTAAAGCCAGTAACATAACTATTAGTTTTAATATAAGACCAATTAAATTTAGCATGAACACCATCAGTAGCATTCCAATTTAGAACTGTGTAAAAACTATTTGGAACTGGCGGCTCATTAGGAGCTCCAGTTACTCTCACGCCAGTTACGTCTATAGTTATTTCGTCATCCTCATCTCCGTTATAAGCTAGAGTATTTATGGTTATTCTAGCTGTTTCATAATCATCAGTATCTGTTCTAAAAGGTTTATGAACAACATAAAACTTTGAGTTTGAATTAGGATTAGCTTCAATCTGCAATTCTGATTCTAAAGATGTAAAAACGTTTAAATCTTTCAAAAGAAACAGTGTATCTACTTCATCTTCCGGCGGGATACCCCCTACATCAACTTTTTCTATTGATATGTCATATCTGACAGGAGTATCTCCAGCATTTCTAATATTTATACCAGTATAAATACCGAATCCTGTTGGAACATCCTCTAATTCTATTCCGTAATAAGTAACACTCATGGGACAAAAGTAACAATACTATTAAAACCAGCATAATAATCTGCTGCTGATTTGAATTCTATAAATTTAGCTTTAATGCTGTGATCATCTTTAAAATTGTAAGTATGACTCCATTCAGGGCAATAAACCTTTATTGTTTTATTATAAGGTTGAGGCAAAGTATAATTAAATGTATTATATCCTATCTTAGAATCAAAAAACTTTAAAATAGCCCTAGCTTCCCGATCTGATCTATTTGAAAAATTTAAATCAAATTGCAAAACATTATAATTTATACCCGCTTTAGCGTATTCTCTAGTAGAACTTTCTAAATCTAAATTTCTCAACCTTATCTGAGAAGGAACGCTATAATCTATATCTTGTTTGAAATAAAAATTTTTAGTAAAATGAGAATCATTTCCTAAAGGACCATTTTCTTCTGGAAGAGAACCTTGAACTGAATCCCCAGTATAATAATAGTACCCCCTATCTCTAAACACTGAACTATCTACATACACTACATCGTTATATTCAAACCCTTCTAAAGATGACGTATATGTCCTTATATATTGTTCATCCAACTGCACCAACAAGCCTTTATAATCCAACGAACTATCATATAAAGACTCTCCTTTTATATTAATTGAATTTATATTATTGTAAGGAGTAGAATGATCTATGTCTAAAAAATAAATTTCAGAATCTTTTTTGTATGGCGTGAACAACTCCATGTTTACTCCCTCGAAATCCTCATAGATACTTTTCTTTTTAGCTTCTGGAGTATTCTCAAAAAAAGCTATCAAACTTTTAGCTTCTATATCCGTCAACCCATCATAAGCGAAATTAAATGTAGCTGTTATAGGATTTATATTTCTTGCAACGCTATTTTTATAACCATCATCAAAATCAGTTGTTGACAACTTACAAGAAAAATCAACACTGCTACCATAACTTAAATTAAATAACTCATTTATATTCCTTGTCCAATAAAAAGTACCACCTCCGCCAGCTAAAGGAGAAGTTTCTAACCCAGCCGGAACATCCTTTTTTGCAAAAAATAATCCTTCTATATTAAAATAAGTTTCAAACAAATACTTTTCGTAAGATTGAATTAAAGCTTCTGTTAAAACTCCATCAAATCCAATTATGTCGTAATATTTTATACCAATATTTCCATTATTTCCCCCTATTTTTAAATAGCTATTGAACCAATTATCATTAAAAGTGTTTAAATCAGCTATTTGTTTTCCATTGTGCCTCAACTTTAAATTTTTTGTTGCTCCACTCTTGCTGAGTGTGATGCAAATTATATTCTGAGTGTTATAAATTTTTGAATAAGCTTCGTAACCGACACCATCTATATATATTTTTCCATCCGTATTAAAAGACGCATCCGAAAAAGAGTCATTACCTCCTATCTCTAATTTCCCATAAGAAGAAGAAAATGAATTACTTGTATCAAAATGCATCAGCGTCTGATTATCGAAAGTGGTATAAGAATAAGGAGCAGGATCAAAACAAATAAAAATAGTTCTACTGTTAATATTTTCTCCAACCTCAAAAGTATTGCCAAATAAATTTTCTTTATTAGACAATTCTAGATAATCAGCATTAAAATCAACATAAGGCTTTTCTTCGTCGTCCTCAGAAGTCTGCTTTAGATAAGAATCTGCTGCAACCTTATTAGTCCAAGAAGTAACATCGTAATCTTGATTTAAAGAAAAATCCGATAATGCTTCATTATTAAACCAAAACCTAATCCCATCCACCCCTTTTTGAGGGTAAGACGCTACAGCAGTAGACAACTGAAAATCAACCACATCATATTTATTATACGATTGAGTTGAATCATAATCACTAATATTTTGAATATTTAATCCTGATATCAAATAACTCATACCAAAACTTTCTCCTCCGTTATCATCTTCTCTATAGAAGCCTGACTTAACATATAATTTCCAGAAGAAACACTATAACTCTGACTAGTCATAACACCGTTGATCGAAAAAGTAGATAAACTTTGCCCATAGAAATCTTTCAAATAAATAATAGTTGAAATATTCTTTCCTTTCGTTGTTACTATTTTGCCTAAATTATTCGCGCTTAAATCTACACTTATATTTTTATTTAATTTGGCGCATCTAAAAGGAATTGTTTGATCAACTTTTAAGAATATTGGTCTATCACAAGAAGTGGAATAAGAAAAAGAAACAACATTACCTAAAGAATCATTCGGATCATCTGGATAGAAATTATTTTGATCAATATAAGATTTATAAGAATGAGCAATATAAGATGGTATAGGCTTACTTTGCCTAGCTGAATTAGATTGTTCTTTCATGTTTTCAAATAAAATATTACTATACCAATCAAACTCCGCTGAAATCAAAACTGGCTGAAATGGCTCTACAGAAAAAGACACATTTTTTAAAAAAACATTGTTTATTGTTATTCCCGCAAAAGAAACCGTCACGGCGCTTTCATCTGTGTTAGTCACATCTAAAAAAGAAGGGAATGATCCATTCAAATAAAAATCACAAGATAAATTCCCAACAACAGCTCCCTTTGGAGCATAATTCAAAAATGTTCCATCACTTAATATAACAGGCTCAACGGAAGCTTGAGCAGATAAAGAAACTTGCTCAGCATAAAAGATGCTTCCATTAATTCTAAAATCAATGTCTTTATAATTAAAGAATTTAGCCATTTTAATCTACTGTATAAGAAATACTTGACATGATAGTACAATTAATATCTGTAGCTGATCCTCCAGCTTGACAAATTCTAAATTGAACTAATTGACCTTCTGCAAAACTTGGATCACCCGAAAAACTCGTAAAAGTAAATACATCCCCAGCGCTAGACACACTACTTAAATTGAATTGAGCTACTACTCCATTTGTCGGTAAAGAAGTTGGAGCTGTAGCAGCAACATCTGAAAAACAATCTAACTCTTCATCGGTTCCACCAGAAGAAGCGTTCACAACTGATATTTCAAATCTCGCACCAGCAGTAAAATGCGTTAAAGAAGTATCAGCTGTTACAATTTTTATTTTTTTAATTGTCCCGGCATAAGGAGCTATCCCAAAAGCGTTATCGGTGCTGCTACTAGCGTTAGCGCTGGTAGAAGAACTTTCTTCAAATGGATTTATATAAATATCACTAGATACACACCTTGTGTGATAGTTTTGAATAAATTTACCTTTAGTGTAATCAGAATCAGTAGTTAAAGATCCTTTTATATCTAAATCGCCATCTCTATTTATAAAAGCTTTTATAGAAGAGGCTGAAGAAGTATCCGAATCAACTCTAAAAACAAAAACATCTTCATAAGAATCCGCCACACCATCGTCATACAGACCTATACCCCATTTGCTGACATTATTCGTAAATGTCGGACCAGTCCCGACAGATCTAGCAAATGTATACACTGAATGCCTAGGACCAGTATAAGAAACTTCATCATTATTAAAATTATTAGTTTGAAAAACTTCCGAAACAGAAGAAGCTTTACCTTCTATCTTCAATAATCTATTATCCGTATTACTATAAATATGCAATTTATTATCAGGAGCAGTCGATCCTAACCCTAATCTTCTATTAGATAAATCATAAACAATATTATTTGTGCTTAAAGAACTTATCGGCCCTATGCTTAACTTATTCAATTGCATAGTTAAAAACGAAACAGCAACATTATTGCTTATTCTTATTCTGCTTCTTGAAGAAGTCGCATTAGCAACATTAATAATCGTATCTTCACCGTGAACTTCTATTGGACTACTTGGTGAAGTCGTACCAATACCCACAGCAGGAGAAGAAACATTATTAGAAACGTAAAATATATCATTACCTAAACAGATATCATCTGTATTACTCTGATTAATATAAAAAATATCTGAAGCTACAGATGTTTTAATCTCTGCTTTACCCGGATCAAATATAATACCAGAAATGCCGCTTTGGAATTTAATATCTCCACCATTTACATACAATTTATTTGTTACATCAGAAGACCCATCAAAAATACCAACATTACCACCTGTAGTTATATTAAAAACTCCAGTATAATTAGTGTCGTCATCTGAAACTTGAATATAATAATCTGAGTCAGAAGCTTTTTTAATATTTTTCCAATAAATATCTGAATCAGACATTGTTACAGCAACAGATCTAGAAGAACTAGCTCCAGTTATTCTAATTTCTGGATTTGTTACTCCATTATAATCGCCAACGTGCAAAGAAAAAGTTGGATCGTCATTATCTATTCCAACAAACCCGTTATCACCAACAGTTATACCACTAGGCACAGTTCTCCCTAACATACTGATCCCATCAGTACTTTTGGCTTTCAAACCTGTAAAAGATTGCTCTAGTTCATCCAAGCTCAAAGATCTTGTATCTGAGCTTGTGGAAACCGCAAAAACATAACTATTAGTCATGTTAGGGCCAGATATTGGAGTTAAATCTGTAAATTTAGCCATTTTAATTTAAATATGTTTTATATGATAAGTTTACACTCATTACATCGTCTGATGACGAACTAACTTGTTCTGAAACAATAACTGCATCCGAAGCGTTAAAAGTGAATATAGATGGATCATCTCCTTTATCAAAAGAATTAAAATTTTCTTCATCAATAGCATCTATAAGATTATTGCCATCAGCGTCAGATAATCCAACATTATTTAATATAGATGCTTTCACATCGATAGAAAAAGAAGAATATGCGCTAGAAGACAAATCATCAAAAATACTTTTTGTTTCATAATCATCTATCTCTATCGTAAAGCTAGATGTAACCTCTATTGGATACATATTATGGACCTCAATAGGAAATTGAGAATCAGCGCTTGACACACCATATATAGGAACTTTAGGTATATTATAATCAATATTAAATTGAGTTATTCTATTTGTTGTTGACCCCTTTGTTGTTAATATTATATTTTTTACTTGAGGCACGAAAACTGATCCAACATTTTTATTTCCAGAAGGATTAAAGTTAGGCCCTATATCACCATATATTTCAAATTGAGATTCTATCGATGGAACTTCACCAACAGAACAACTAACACCATAAGAATTTAAATAACCATTATTAAAAGCAAAATATTTATTTTTATAATACAAACCGGCGCTAAATGGAATAGCTAATCTTGATCTTTCGCCAGTAGCATTTAATATAGGATCTGAATAAGTCATATATCTACTCACTGACATGCTCGCCGTAGGCACAGAACCCATGACTTGTTTTAAAAACCCTTTCCCAACAACATTTATTGGCTCATAAGCTAAATTATAAGAACCATCTACAGATAGAACTCCAGATAAAGCCCTTTGGTCAAAGTAAAATATATTTTCGTAATTTGTTTTTGCGTTTTTCATCCTAGATCATTCTTAGAAAGTTCGCCGCCGTATCTTTTTTCATTACTGATAGTTCTTAAAACAATAGAATTAATCTGCTTAGCCATCTTCTTAGACATAATAACATCATTTTGCTCATAGCTATTAGAATCTGCGCCAAACACAGAATTGCCAGCCCTATCTATTTTTACAGATATATTAGTATTATTATTGCTAGTACTATTATTATTAGTTGTGCTGCTAGCCATACCCCCAGACTGGTAGGCCCCCGAATTCATAGCGTTCATTGTTCCCAGTCCGTACTTCTTAACAGCTTTATTATTCATGATATATTCACCACCAGTAAGCATTGCAGGAATTGTATCACTTAACCTAGAACCATGAGGAACAAATCCACCTGAATTATAACCTATTATACCACCCACTTGCCTTTTACCTATTCCAGAAGCTATACCAGCTCCACTAGAAAATAGCCTTGAAAATAAACCCGCTTTAGAAGCTTTTTGCGCCGCCACAATTCCTTGACTTGATAAACCAGATGATATTGAAGTCATGCCGCTAACTCCTTTTCCAACAGGACCCGCTGAAGCTTGAGACAAGAAATTATTTATATAAGCATCATTAGCTCCTATTTTTCTTAAACCTGATACAGTTTCTGACAATGTTCCACTTACGCTGGAAGCTAATGTATTTAATGGTATATTATTTACCAATATATTATTTGCGTTTTTCTGCATAAATTGCCCAAAAGCATAATTACTTTTTGAAGCAGCCTGTTGTAAACCTGCCTGTGTTGCTGCATCCGCCCCAGTCATCTGTCCAGCCTGTAAAGCCGCTTTACCTTGCGCCCCAGCTGCACTACTAGCTGCCATACCAGACGCTCCATACGCCATCATTATACTGCCAGCCGCAGCCACAATAGAACTAATTAATTGAGCTCTTTTCATTTTTCGCTCATAATTTTTTTGGATTCTTCTCTCTAAAGCTTCTCTTGCTTTTTGCTTCTTATCTTGAAAATATTTGTCTTCAGCTAAAGCATAAGAAGTGAACATATCATCATTGATACGTCCAGCAGAATTACTAGATATATAATTTCCAGTGAAATCTAATTCTCCAGATTTTAATCTTTGCTGTTCAGGTCTAAGTGAATATGCTCCTCCAGAAGCAAATCTAGGAGCCATGTTAAAGTTTAAATTATCTAAACCTTTCGGACCCCCCATCATTCTAACAGCATTTCTATTTAAGACATATTCCCCATCTTCCAATAATGCTAAATTTCTATCTCCGGTTCTTCCTCCAGAAATATACATTCCATTTTGAGCCTTAATGATGCCTCCGCGCATATTACCGGCTGCAGCCGCAGCAGCACTACCTGCCGTACCAAATAAACCCGTCAGTGCGCTACCAACAGCTCTTTGAGCTAAAGCCCTGAAAACTTCCTGCTGCAACATTCTACCAAAATCAATCGCCATATCAGTGAAAGCATCACCCACGCTCTTAGTACCATCTGCAACCTGACTTAAGGCGTTAGCCATTCCATCAGCAAATCTTGACGGAGCTGTTTCAGCTAAATTAAGAAGAATTGCATCCGACTCAGCTCTCATGCCACCAATACCTTTTTGGAACCTTCCCCCTAAAGTGTTATTAATTCTTTCCAGCTCAGCTTGCTGCGCAATATCTTCATCAGTAGCCTGACGTTGAATACCAAGTATCTCTTTTCTTGTTTCGTATTGTTCTTCTAGTAATTTTATTTGCTCCAATAATTCTTCATTACCTTTTGCTGTATTTTTTAAAGATTCAAAATTTAAATCAGAATTCTTAGATAAAGCGTTTCTCAGCTCAGAAGAACTAGAGCCAGAAGAAGCTTGAATTTGCCTTATTCTTTGCAAAGATTCATATTTTGCGAAAGCTTGCGGATCACTAGATTTTAAATCTTCTAAATTAGAAAATTCTCCTCCAGCAGCAATTGTTTCTGATATTCTTTGAACATCCTTGTCGGCAGATAATTGAACCCCTATTAAATCAAGCACTGCAGAATTTAAGTCTTTCAAAGCGTTTGTATTTTCAATTTCCGCATTCAATCTTAACATTGATTGCTGCATTTCTATCTGGAGTTGATTATCTTCGATAGCCCTTCTTTGTTCTAAAATGTCCCTTTCTGCGGCTATTCTTCTTTCAGTTATTTCCTGTAAGCCCATTCCGAATGTTTGCCTTGGATCATTTAGGCCT